CTCCATTCGTTGGTTATAAGATTTCCCTAATTTATTCCATCCCATTCCGAAGTGACTTGCGTCACGGGGTACTTCAGCTAAAAGCTGTAGAACCTTCTTCTGTCTTGTCGGTAACATGCCAACAGCCCTAGGGCCAAGAGCACGTACTAAGTCGATAAAAGAACGGTCTGAGATATCACGATATTTAGGTTGTGCAAAAACTCTATCTTTACTTATTAGTCTTCCTCCAAACTCTGAAAGTATAGGAGAATCTAGAGACTTATCTTCACTTATGATTAGTCCTAGTTCCTTATATTTTTCTTTCAGTTTTAAACCTGACTCACGGTCGATAACAATATCATCGCCCAGAATACGGTAGAATGTTGGTTGCGTAGAACGCGCCAATATATGGTGACTAATAGCAAACGCTGCAAATGACGGGAATACCCCTAAGGGTTGTCCATTATTCCACTGAACAGTGGAGTAACCTGTCTCTTTTGTAACGGACCATTTCTGTGTAGAAACGTTTAACCATAGATCCAAATCCTCTCTTGTAATATAATCAAGATTGGCGAGGACCTCCATCACTACTTGAGTGTAGTTCAGAGGGAATCTATCTGTAGCTGAAGACAAGTCAATTGACATTAGAGAGATACCATCACGCATAGCGCTTTGGATCTCCTTCACACCTTTGTCTTGATCAAAAGTACAGTCCTCTGCGATCCTTTTTAAAGTATCGTAAAGGGTGTTACCCATTCTACTTAACAGTATCTGGAAAATAGGGTAGGGATTAGCAACGGAACGTAGTTTAAGCCCGGGTTCTTGGATGAATCCGATCTTTCCTACAACATCTTCGATTCCATCATAGGAATTGGGACGCATCAGTGCACTTGCGTGCAACGCCTGAATTTCTGCTGGTAGATCCTCGTAAACACCTCTCGCTTGCATATTTTCAAAGTATGCCATAGCTAAAGGATGCGACGTGCTCTTAATCAGATTTTCATATGAATTTTCTTGTGTCTTTATTACTGAATCATAGTCTTGCGACATGATCTGATCTATTGACATCTTGGCTAGAACTCGCGGGTCAGGGTCTTGAGATACTGGGACACGAACATTACGTTCGGACCATGTACTCACTTTCCCAAATTTCGCTTTACGTGGATGTACTTCCTCAACCATCGATATAGACTGGTTGACTACCTCTTCCATTTGTTCATTAGACAGAACCACTCTCTGTGAATTGAGTGCGTCAAGAAATTTCTTAGTTTGCGAAGGTAAAAGTTTGTTGGATATAGCTTCCGAGTATACCATAAGGATAGAAATTGCCTTCTGGGGATTACTCAGTTTGAAGATAACAGAAAACGGCCCTTTTGGGGTCCCGTCTTTGTTAGATATCCAACTATCACTTGGTAACAAATGGGTATCTCCAGCTAGCTTGTGAATATAAGCTTGCTTGATTAGTTTCAAACGTGAAACTGTCCATTCTATACCACTTTTATCAACC